CTATAGGTAGTATTCACGGAGGTTTCTTTTGCCCGGTTCTATTAAAGTTAGCGGTTCTCAGAGGACCGTGGCTTCTCCGTACGTCAAGGTCTCTGGCTCTTGGAGACAAGTTGCTGCGGGTTACATCAAGGTAGCGGGCGCTTGGCGAGTATGGCACTCTGCCGACATCTCTGACGATTTCAATAGACTTAATAGCTCTACTCTGGGCACAGCCAGTAACGGTATCGCTCAGTGGACAACTCTCAAGGGCTCGTGGGGTATCGCGTCTTCTCAAGCGAGTAGCGATACAGCCCCCTCAAGCGGCGCTTTGGCTACCACTCCTCTTATTAAACCTGTTCCAAACTACGACATAACGTTAGACATCCCAAGCGGTGCTGGTGTTGGCGCGGCGTTCTGGGTAACTGACCAAAATAACTGGTGGGCAGCCATTACCTACCAGACTACTTCTACGGCTTACTCCTGCCCTAATGGAGGAACTCTAAGTGGCAGTACTTGTAACACCCTTAATGGGTACCCTGCGTCAATTGGGTACACTCAGGAACTCTGTGAGTATCCAACTACCACAACTCAGTACTATGCTGAAGAGATAAGGTATGGCTACGAGCCAATTGGTATTGCCTGTGGCTCGCAGTGCACTCAGCTTGGTGGTGCCTGTATTAGCGGAACCTGCCAAGAGTGGGGCAGCTATATCTACTGCACTAGCACTCCGACTAACAGTACCACCTCCTGTTCCTCGACAACTACCACTTGTCCCGGAGGATGTACCCTAGAAGGTAATAGGTGCTACTCGTACTCTAGCTATTACTACTGCCCAAACGGTGGAACTCTAGAAGGTAGCACTTGTTTTGTTACTAGCTCTTACGAGGCCACTGCTACCACAGTAACAAGCTACAGTGTTCGCCTTATTAAGTCGGTAAGTGGAACCATCTCTACCGTTCAAACCGTAACCACGTCTGCTCCTACTAAGAGCCTGAGAGTAACTACTACTGACAACGTGGTAAACGTTAAGGTGTACAGCGTAGAGGGTCAAACTGGTCCTGCTACAGAGCTTAACTACACTGCGACTTCTCCGACTATTACAGGCAACTTGGGTATAATTAAGACAATCGCAGCAACCTCAGGCTCTGCCAGTGCAAATCAAACAAACATCGTAGATAACTTTGGAGCACGCTAATGGAAAAACTATCCTTAACTATTAAAGACCCAGTACAACGGTATAACATCTGCAAAGAATGCCCAAGGTTTTTTGCACCAACCCGCCAATGTGCGGAGTGCTTTTGCACTATGAACGCAAAAGTAAAACTCGAAGACGCAACCTGCCCTCTAAGAAAGTGGTAACAATATGGACTACAAATTTATGCACACAGCTAACGGACCTGCGGTTGTTTCTGAAGATGAAGTTGTTTTCTTCAGTCAGTCTGTAGCTTTGTTGGACTACGCAGACGCTGACCCTGACTTTGTGGCTAAGGCGAAAGCATTCCTTGCAGAAGAGATAGTAGGAATGGCGCAGCTCCTCGCTAACAGCCTCACTGCTCCTACCGTGGGTGTCGAGTACGGAATGGCCCTTCCAACATACGTTACAGCTATTTACCACATCAATAACTTTGAACAGTTCTTACGTCAGCAAGTGAGGTAACCATGAGAGGCTCTAAGCTCCAAGGACGATTTGACATTAACCATGAAGCCGAGGCTATGTACGAGGCTATGGCTGAGGAGCTTGGCGAAAAAGTCGGTATTGACGTGGACTGGTTCCGCTGGCAAGACTGGTATCTACAAGATGCAGACAATAATGTCGTAGACGACATCTACGATGTGTCTAGCTCTGTTGAAGGCGGCGGACGCCGTTGGATGGCTCCGTTCAAACTCAGGACTGTCATGGCACAGATTACTCGTGGTGGAAACATTCCTAACGAGCGCGGTTTCTACACCAGCGATACTTTGCGTCTAGTCATCAACGCAGATGACATCCGCCGTAAGCTTCCTGAGATTCTTCGTAATGAGCCAAACCAGTTTATTAAAGACCGTATTTTGTACCGTGGACAGGTCTTTACTCCTACCCGTATTAACCCTCGCGGTCACTTTGGCTTCCGCTGGGCAGTAGTAACCATTGACTGCAACGAAGTTAACTCCGAAGAGCTGGTCAATGACCCGCAGTTTCTGAAGTATGCACAACGACCTGACCCTGACCTACGAACGCTGTTGGAGGACTAATGGCTGAAGAACGCAAGAAGATTCGCAAAACCCGCGTAGCTGCTCGTGTGGGCAAGAACCCTACGGGAAGCGTTGAGACTACCTTAGACAGCACTAAGTACCGTGGTGGTGGTGCAAAGCCAAAGGCCCATAAGGGCGGTACTATCCGTAAGCCTTCAGCAAAGATTCGCTACTCTAAGACTCACAAGGCAGACTAATGGCTGAAAAGAAGAAGGTCACTAAGTCTAAGGTAAACGAGGCTGGTAACTACACTAAGCCTGAGATGCGCAAAGCTTTGTTCAAGAAGATTAAGGCTGGCACCAAAGGTGGCGACCCCGGTGAGTGGTCGGCTCGTAAGGCTCAGCTTCTAGCTTCTGAATATAAGAAGGCTGGCGGAGGCTACAAGTAATGGCTCTCGCTAAGTCCCAGAAGTCCCTTAAGAGCTGGACTGACCAGAAGTGGACTACTTCTGACGGCTCAGAGTCTAAGGGCAAGAAGCGCTACCTGCCAAAGAAGGCTTGGGATGAATTAACCCCTGCTGAAAAGGCCGCTACTAACCGAGCTAAGGCAAAAGGTGATGGCGGTAAGAAAGGTAAGCAACACGTAGCACAGCCAAAAAAGATTGCTAAAAAGACAGCTAAGCACAGATAGGACCGTAAATGGCTGAACACAAGAAGCACCACGGTAAGAAGAAGGACCCACGTCTAGAGCGTGCTGGTGTATCTGGGTACAACAAGCCTAAGGCTACTCCGGGGGCTAAGAAGTCTCACGTTGTCGTGGCTAAAGAAGGCGACCAGATTAAGACTATTCGTTTTGGCCAGCAGGGTGTGAAGGGCTCTCCTAAGAAAGAGGGCGAGTCTGAGTCTTACCGCAAGCGCCGTGAGTCATTCAAGGCTCGTCACGCCAAGAACATTGCTAAAGGCAAGATGTCTGCAGCATACTGGGCTGACAAGGTTAAGTGGTAATGGCTGAGAAAAAGAAGTTTGGACCATACAAGGGCTCTAAGGAGAATGGTGGTCGACCCATCTATGTCTACAAGGAAAAGGTAGACGGTAAGTGGGTAACAACCTCTAAGAACAAAGCTCGCGCAGACTATGAGTCTGAGCACGGCAAGATTAAGAGCAAGAAAAAGACCGTAGACCACAAGAACAACAACCACAGTGATGACCGTAAGGGTAACCTTCAGCTGATGGATAAAGGCAAGAACACCGCTAAAGAAAACAAGCGCAGAGCAGGAAAGAAATAATGGCTGACCCAAAGAAGATTAGCAAGGTCATGAAAGAGTACAAGTCAGGAACCTTGCACTCTGGAAAAGACCCTAAGGGACCTAAGAAAGCTCCAGTTGTAAAGTCTAAGAAGCAAGCTGTGGCTATTGCTATGTCTGAGGCTGGCATGAGCAAGAAGAAGAAGTAATGGCTAGACCGAGCAGAAAAGTAGAAGGTCTTGACCCTAAGAAGCCTTCCTACGAGAAGCACCCAGAGATGAAGCGCAACCAGAAGCTCTCTGATAGAATGAAGAACTCTAAAGGCAAGATGAAGGAGAAAAAGTGAGCTGTAAATGCGAAAACTGCACATGTGGCAAAAAGGATGATAAGCTACCTAACTAGTAATCCCGACAAGGAGCTAGCGTGGCGATAAGACACTCCCTCACCAACATCAATGAAGATGCTTTGGTGGGGGATTGTTCCGTTTGTGGCACTTCTGTTCGGATTAAGAAGTCTCATAACCAGCGGAAAGACGAAACAAAGACTTATTACCGCTGTTATAGAAAGTACATTACTACTAAAACTCACATTGAACGCCCTTGGGTAGCCCACAAGAAAGACTACTGCGAGAGATGCGGGTTCTTACCTGAAGATGACTGCCAGTTAACCGTTGACCATATTGATGGCAATAAATACAACAACGAGATTAGTAACTGGATGACCATGTGTCACAACTGTCACGCACTAAAAACGCTGCGTAATAAAGACAGTTCTAATAGGTACAGTTCACCCAGCCAAAACAGCTAATTTTCCCTATCCTAATAGGGCAGGTATCCGTGCGGAGCCTGCCTAGCTTTGCGGCTAGACCTGCGCCTGAAAAAGGATTCTGCTATGCGTGACTTTAAGCCTTGGTGGGAAAAAGTTGCGGACTATAACGACCCAGACCAACAAGAGTTCCTTCGTGGAGCTTATCAAGGAATGGTGACCTACCGTCCGCCACAGCCTAACGCCTACCTTATTGGGCTAAGTGCAGGTTATAACAACCGCAAGTTCGCAAAACCAGACTCTTGGACAGGCCGCTCGGATGACAACCTTATTTGAACCTAAGGTTAAGGCAGCCGCAAAAAGTGCCGCACAAATTCTCACTAAAGACCTTCGCCAATACCTTGTTTCCTTAGGCTGGCCACCGCAGGCGGCGTCTGCCGTGTCTCTTCACTACAAGCTGTCTTCTTTTGAGGTAGAAATCTCTGGTCAGTATGCCGATGATGCCAGACTTTTTGAATACGGCAGCCAAGCTATGCGTCCAACTGCAGCTATTAGAAAGTACTTTAATAGAAGCGAAAGATTGCAAGAAGTGTACTTCGCTGCAATTGAAAAAGAAGTAGGAGACATCCTATGACGTTCTTGCTTTCAGAAGATGGCGCTCTGCGTAACTTGCTTAGAGGAATCACGGTAACTGACCAAAAGTCAGAGCAGGAGAGCACTACCCGCGAAGTAGGTGTGTGGTTTGGTGTACCTGACCAAGAGATTCGTACTCAGGCGTACCCATACATCACAATCGACATGATTGACATTGTCAGGGACACTCAAAGAGAGCACCGCGGACTAGCTTCTGCAGACTATCTAAAGCCGTCGGACTGGGAAGATGGCGTAGAATTTCAAACTGAACTTCCTATTCCAGTCAATATTGACTATCAAATAACGACTTACTCTCGCCATCCTCGACATGACCGCGAGATTATTGCGCAGCTTCTTCACACAAAACTACCAATTAGATTTGGCGTCTTAGAAACAGACGACAATACAGTGCGTCGCCTTGATGTACTGGACGTAACAAAGCGAGACAGTGTAGAAGGTGGTAAGCGTCTCTTTATGAACGCAATCACCGTCCGAGTGTCAAGCGAGATTGCTCAGCCTCTGTACAACCGTGCCTTGTACCAAGTCACTAGCGTACACGTTGACCAATTGAACTCTGACGATGCAGGTCCACGTCCCGGCTCCGCCTACTATGCCTCTATTGACCCGTTCACAATAACCGAATAACTTGTTCCCCCCTGTTTAACCATTTTATTTAAGGAGAAAAAATGACGTATAGTCGTCCGGGCGTCTACATTACTGAGCGCCTACTTCCTGCCCCGATTGCGTCCACCGCTACCGCAGATGCTGCTGGTGCTGTGTTGGCTCAATTTGCGCAGGGTCCAGAAACCCCTACTCTAGTCACCTCTTGGTATGAGTTTGTAAAGCAGTTCGGCGGTTACGAGGCTGCTTACCCAGCAACCTTTGCCGTAGCGTCATACTTCCAGAATGGTGGTTCTGAGCTAGTTGTAAAGCGTGTTTTGGCAGATGATGCTGACACTGCTTCGGTAGTAATCACTACTGCTGTTGGCTCTACTACCATCACTACTGTTACTTCGTTGAGCCGTGGCACCGACGCAAACAACCTTCGCGTGCAAGTATCTGCTGGTACTCAGTCTGGTTACTACAACCTAACTGTCTACAAGGAGCAAGTTGCAGGTACTGGAAGCAACGTAGCTAACGACCTCATCTTGGAACGCTTCCTAAACATCAAGTTCAACACTCCTACCTCGCCTGACTTCATTGACAGCGTTGTAAACACTAGCTCAAAGTTCATCAGCACTGTTACCACCTCAAACAACAGCGCTCCATCTACCTCGGTTCTGCCTTTGACTGGCGGCTCTAACGGTACTGCGCCAGATGACGACGACTACGTTGGAGCTGTTGAGGATTTTAGCCAGCTAAACCGCCCTCTAGTTCTTTTTGCACCAGATGCAGTCCCACTTCTCGGCGGCACCAACGGTGCAACCGTTATTAACGGTGTGATTGCTTGGGCAGAAGACAACTCTAGCTTCGTAGTAGCTGACACTGACCCAGACCAGACCGTAGCAGAGGCGATTACTTTTGCAGACTCGTTGACCGCTAGCGCTAACGTCGCTGTGTACTACCCGAACATCTACATTGGGGACCCACTAGGTCGCAGCCCTCAATCGTTGCGCAAGATTGGCCCTTCTGGAGCTGTTGCGGGTCTGTACATCGCTACCGACAAGCAGTACGGCCCATTTAAGGCCCCTGCTGGTATCCGTGCAAGCATTCGTGGAGCTGTTGCTCTAGAGAAGACCTTTACTTCTGCTGAGCTAGACACTCTAAACACTGGTGCAAGCCCAGTAAACGCCCTTCGTAACCTTCCGGGTTCAGGTGTAGTGGCGATGGGTGCTCGCACCCTTCTTCAAGACGGCACTGCTAACAAGTATGTAAACATGCGCCGTAGCTTGAACTACATTCGCAAGCAGCTAGAAGGTCTAACGGAGTTTGCACTGTTTGAGAACAACGACGAGGCTCTCTGGGCACGTCTTCGCTCCTCAATCGCTGTCTTCTTGGGCGACTACAGAAACGCAGGCGGTCTTCGCGGTGCAACCGAAGCCGACGCGTTCTTCATTAAGGTCGACGCGGAGAACAACCCACAGTCCACTATTGAGCAGGGTGAAGTCCACATCGAGGTCGGTGTTGCGCTTCAGTACCCAGCCGAGTTCGTGGTCATCAACCTCAGCCAAAAGACTGCTGCCTAAACGAAGGAAGATAAACAATGCCAACAGTAATCAACAACAGGTCAAGTCTTACGACTGACCCAATCAGAAATTTTAGATTTCTGGTTGACTTCATCCCTCACGACACCAAGGCAACTTGGAAGGACCCAATCACCATGGGGTTCACCTCTGTCTCTGGTCTATCTGTCACTACCGACTCTATCCCTTACCGTGAGGGTGGCTACAACACCACCGTTCACCAGATTCCGGGACAGACTACCTTCTCCCCTATCACCCTACAGCGCGGCGTTATTCTAAACACCAAGCAGAACTGGGAGTGGATGCGTCAGCTATTCGCTACCGTTCAGGGTGGTTCGAAGAACGTACAGGGAGCTAGCTTCCGTGCCGACCTAGAGATTCGTGTGCTTTCGCACCCAGTCCCGGGGTCTGCTGGTGGCACTACCGCAGGCGTAGGTGTTGCAAGCGATGACCACGTTGCAATGCGCTTCAAGGTTTACAACGCATGGATTACTTCCGTAGCGTACTCTGACCTTAACGCAGGTGACAACGCAATCTTCGTTGAGCAGGCAACCCTTGTTCACGAAGGCTTTGACGTCAACTGGGCAAGCAACCTAACCAGCTCAGCAGCACCTTTTAACTAAATATTAAACACAGGAGTATAAAACGTGGCAACTAGAACTTTAAACGCAGTAGAAAATCCAGCACTAGCTAATCAACTAGTTCAGCAGATGGCAAAGGAAACTGAGCCTGAAAAAGAACTGGCATTGATTACCCCTCCTTCTGAAACCATAGTGACCCTCCCCGGCGGGTTCGTAACCCCAACTGGGGAGGTCACTTGGGAAGCAGAAGTGAGAGAACTTAACGGGCGAGACGAGGAAGCCATCGCTAAAGCTAACACCGTAGGCAAGGTACTAAACACTATCTTGTCTCGTGGTGTAGTTCGTATTGGTGACATCCCTGCTTCTGAAGACATCCTTGACCAGATGTTCGCAGGAGACCGTGACGCCCTGCTTCTAGGCATCTACCGAGTGACCTTTGGTGATTCGGCAAACGTCCCAGCATTCTGTAGCGGATGCAAAGAGTACAAGTCGATTCAGGTGGACATCGAAGAGGACATTAAGACGCGCAAGCTTGATGACCCGATTGCTGACCGCAGGTTTACGGTTTCTACCAAGAAACACGACTATACGGTGGTGCTTCCTTCAGGCAAGGTTCAGAAGGAGCTTACCCTAAACGCAGACAAGACTCTTGCAGAGCTAACCACAATGTTGCTAGAAGGAACCGTTATTGAAATTGATGGCAGTGGTGTAATGAGCCGTGGTCAAATTCAATCTATCGGTGTAGCAGACCGCAGAGCAATCTCTGTTGAGCTTGATAAGCGGTCATTCGGACCAATACTTGACGAGGTTAAGGCCACATGCCCAGAATGTGGCGGAGAGGTGGTTGCTCCGATTAACATCGGGACTTTGTTTCGATTCTAGTCGGGTCAGCTACAGGCTGCTAATGAAAGAGTGGAGCTTTTTGTCAGACATACACACTGGGTGGAGTCTGACTGAAGTTGCGCTCTTAACGCCAAGAGAACGAAGGAATTGGATTGAACTGGCTAAAGAAGAAGGAAAGGCGGTAAGGCGAAATGGCAATTAACCAACAGAACCTTACTACAGCACTAGCTGGTCTTGAAACTACAGTCAATCGCATCCTTGCAAGAATTACTGGTGTCAGACCTGTTCATGGACCAATAGGTCCAAATGGTCAAGCCCCTCTTAGTGGCAATCTTCTTGCAAATGGTCTTGCCTCATTCTCTGGTATGAGCGGTCAGCGAGCTGGCGATGTAGCAGACTCGGGTAAGCAGGCTATCTCTGGGCTAAGCAAGATGATGCCAGATGTTCAAGCAACAGTTGAACGTGCTGGAACATTCTATAATGCAACTATCCGCGCTGGCGGTGGCATGAGCCGTGCTCAAATGCAGCAGGCTACCCTTCAAGGTCTTCGTGGCGGGCTTACTTCCCCGGGTTCTGACGCTAACGTAGCAAACTACCTCGCTATGCGCGGCATGATGGCCGACACTAAGTTTGGCAGCACTTACCAACAGACTATTCGTTCGGTAGGTAGCGCCGCTAAGTATTTGAACATGGGCAACGAGCAAGCTGCCGCTGCTATTGAAGGGCTTACTTCTGGTAGAGGCTCTAGCAACTTCCTAAACCGCTACGGCATCCTAACTGGTGATATGGCCACTGGTAAGGAAAAGACTCAGGGTCAAATTTTCGAAGAAATGGCTCAGAGACTTACTGCAGGACAACCTGCTGCGACTGAGCAAGAGACTCTTGACTCCCTTCGTAGGGGATTCTTGGGCGATGAGCTAGCCAACAGCGGAATGTCTGCGGACCAACAGGCTATGTTTGCTCAGTTTATGATTGAGCGTTCTCGCGGTAACAACATGGACTTGTCTGACCCAGAAGCCATGGCTCAGATGATGGACAAGGCTAAGAAGGAAGGCAACGAGAACCCTTACCTTCCGGGCTACGACCTTAACACTGCCAAGACTGACGCTATGGG